GGTGTCATAGCTTGATGATTCACACTTGACCATTTGCCCTCAAAACCTGTTTTCCAATTACCAAAGGTTGCAAAATAATTACCGTTTACTTCATTGACTACATAATAGCCAGACTTTTGGTTAGTATCAGCTTTAGTACCAGCAATATCAGTAACTGGTACTCTTACTATTTCTCCTGTTATTTGTAAATGATCGATACGCAAACCTTGTGCTTGCATTTCATTTATTAAGTCGCTTAAATCTTTTGGTTTATTTTGTTCTAAATTATTTCCTTCTGGAAAGTATTTCGTCAGATCCATGTTTTGCCCTTTCATCGTCTTGTTGAGCTACAGCGTTAGCCCAGTTTAAATATTCTCTTACTATAGAAGTAAACACCCTTTTTCTTTTATCCCTATCCCATTTATGTAATGGTTGATTATTTTCCTCTCTTGATAGTTCTAAATAAACTTCTCTGGTTTGTGCTATGGAGTATTCAACACCTTCGTCATTGAGCTGTGCTTTGTTTGGTAATCGCTTACCTTCTCCAATCTTTTTTAAATGATTCATACTACACGCACCTAACCAATAGTCTCCGTCTTTGTAAAGTAGTGGCCCAGCTGGTGCTTTACAATATGCACACAGCGTGGGCTTGTTATTACCATTAAACTTAAAATGGTGTGTCGTCATCATCAACAGTGGTTGTACCCATTGCTGCTAAGTCAGAATCAGACGGACCAGTTTTAATGTTGTCATCTTCAACTTTTGGTTTTTTATCAGTAGCTTGCCAAGTTCTACCCCAATCTTCATTAATCTTTAGATAACCGTTTTCATCTTTGATTAATTCAGCTGAGACACTTTTACCCATAAATTCAGTTGCGGTATTTTTTGGTGCTTCTTTAATACCCATAGCTTGTGCCATAAGCATCATTGATTTAACACCGCTTTGAACATACTTCTCAACATCGTGTCCAACAGTAAAAGTATGATTTAACCTTATACCAGTACCATCAATTTCAAAGTACATCTTACAACCACGCCAACCGTTTCTACCTTCAACTAAATCTTCATCTTCGCCTTGCCAATGTAAAACGTGTCTACCTGGCTCAACAACCGACTTACCTTCATTAGAGGCATCTACATTAAAATTACTTAAATCCATTTTTTACTCCTATTTAGATTAACCAGGATCGTAAGACGAATAAGTATTCAGATACTCATTCAAGTCCTCACAATCCTTTTTTAAATCAGCAAGCCTATCGTAGGTTTCAACTGGATAAGACTCGTTTTCAAAATCAACTTTAATTAATAATGAATCAAGTCTTGCAGTTATCCTATCCAAGTCTCGCTGTACCACGTCTATATCAGATAAGATACTCACTTCAACATTTCCTCACGGATTGTGTTCCAATCCATTGGTAATTCGTCTGGTAAGTTATATCTGTTCTTTGCAAGAAAAGCTGGGTCGTTATTGGTATAAATAATTCTATCGCCTGACACAGTTTTGGTAGTCATACCACTCTTACCTTGCACCTTAATAGTTCCTAACTTCTTAGCAGCAAAAAAGCACGCATCAGAATGTTCCAACAATAATGCTGAAGCTTTCTTATGAAGTTTAAGAGAATATCTATCGTAAGCTTCGATTCGTGGATCTTCCACTTTTCTAACTTCACTATGACATATTTGGAATATCATCATTCCTTTATCTCTTAGTCTATTAAGTTTTTCTACATATTCACCCCAATATCGAAGTGTCTCTGCATAACCTTTACCATAGCTAGGTTGATCTATTGATTTCCAGCTATTATCTTCACAAACTTTATCCCAAAGCAATCGTTCAAACCAATCTAATGAATCAACACAAACAGTTTTATATTCATGTTTCTCATTATAAAGTTCATCTAAATTACTCATTACATCAGAATATGTTTTACATGGTATATGATCCATTTGAATCTTACCTAAACCATCTTCAACGTCTAACATAATTGGATTTCTAGTCTGTGATGCCAAATAAGTTTTACCAACAGCAGCTTCACCATGAACAATAATTCTTGGCGGTTTCTGTTTGGTCTTTTTTCGTATATCGGCTAGACTCATTTAGATACCTCAATCTTTTTTTCTTCTACTGGCTCTAATATATTTTTCATACGAGCTTCGTAAGATGAAAGTAAAGTATTTAAGTCATCTATATCATTGTTAGCTTTGACAATAAACTCATCTCTGATTTGTCTTTTATCTTGCCAACGAATATATAATTGCTTTGCTTCATCTGGCATATCATTTATTTTATGTTCCTTACCATCATCAGCGAACTTAACTGTTGGTTCATCAACAGCTTCAGTTTTATTTTCTTCACTCATTATTTTCTCCTTTATTATATTGTTTATATAAATCGCAGATGCTTCTTGCGTTACAAAAGCGACAATGATCCCCATAAACGAATACAGGGTTTTCTTCCAAGCATGCATCCACGCACGGCTGTAAGAAATCGTATGCCCAATCCACCAGAAATTCAGCGGTGGTGGTCCAAGTCTTGATAGGTCCGCCACCCCATGTTGCGCGTGGCTGGACTATTGTAATCTCTACTTCAGTATCTTCATTACCATAACGAGATAATGCACCTATTGCATATATCATGGCTTGTTTGTTGTGTTCTGGACTAACAGGATATTTACCTGTCTTTAAATCTATCACGCACATTTTATGTGGAGTGATTATTAGTGCATCTGCATAACCGTATAAGTCTTCTGATATTTCTTGGCATCTAACTTTTTGTTCTACTAATAGTTTGCCATTTAATCTTTTTGCTCTGTCTTGCACATATTCAACATAAATCTTTGCACAATCAATCATGTCTTGGTCGACTTCTATTTCAAAATCTTCTACATATTCTTTTTTACCAAGCCAATAATCTTCAAGTGTTACATCAACCAAGAATCCCTTTAAGAGTTGTTCTGTCATGTTGTGTATTAATGTACCAACAGCGGCTGGTAAACCAACTTGATAATCAACCTTGGCTGCCAATGTTGGCATACCAGGGCAATTAGTCCATTTTTCAGCTGCTGATGGGCTAAGTTTGGCGTGCTTCATGTGATACCCTTGCTTCTTCCTCTGCTCTTATGATTTCGTCAATATCATATAAAATTTTACCGTTAAGGTTTAGATAGTCTGGTCCAATCTTTTTGGCACGCCATCCTTCTATCGTTCTTGGAGATCTACTCCACCTTTGAGCGAGTTGTTTAGTATCAAGAAAAGTTTTTTCTTTTTCCATTTAATCTCCCTTTTTGTTTTGATTTGTTATAATATAATCGTAAATGTACTTGAATACAACAGTTAATTTAAAAAAAGGAGTAGAAATATGTCGATAGACGATATAAAACCAAAAGAGTGGGATCAAGTTCGTAAAGGCGAACAGGATAATGTAACTGATATAAAACCAGACATGGTTAATAAACCAGCACATTACCAAGGAAAGATAGAGTGCATAGAACTAATCAGAGATAGGGTTGGTTCTAAAGGATATGCAGCCTATTTAGAAGGTAACATCTGGAAGTATTTGTATAGACATAAGAATAAAGAAGAGAACATACAAGACTTAAAAAAATGTCAATGGTATTTAAACGAGTTAGTTAAATATTACGAGGAGTTGTAGGGATTTACCAAGGAGGTAAACATGAACTTATATGAGTTTGATGATCGAATCTTAAAAGAAAGAAACGGAAGAAAACCTATATATGTAAATAAACACCTTGCAGAAAAGTTTAAAAACTTTTGTAAGAGTGAGCAGAAACAACCACATGAAGTGGCTGAATATCTAATATCATTGGGTATGAACTCTGCTAAATACTATGAAGAACCTAAGGTGTCTGTTGACATCGAAGCTCTTTAAATAGGTTTTTGACATTAGTAAGCGAGTCCATCGCTTGCATCTCTTCGTCTTTGATAGTTTTCTGTTTGCTTCCGTCTGGAAAAGTAAAGATAACTTTTTGTGGGTCTAATGCAACCAAGGCATAAACATCTATTGAGCCTTTGTCGTATTCTCTTTTCTTGGTAAAAGAGCCACGCCTAAAGTCATATTCCCATGACACTCTATGGTTTCTTATCCTAGATTGTGTTTTAACCTGGCACTTATATAGCTTATGGTCAACATCAAATATGATGTCTGCTTCTGCGCTATGTGGAACTACCATTACAGTATCAGCGTATAAAGAAAGTAGCGAGGCTACTAAGTATTCTCCAGATCGGCCAACTCTTTCCGATTGGCGTGGCATGGGGTTATTCTATCCTTTGTCTTTCTAGTATTTTTCTCATACTTTTAGAAAGTCTATTGTATTTAATTTTTACAAATCTTTCTGGATCTTCTGCTTCAGCAAAAGGTTTTACTTCTGCTCTAATTTCTTTAAGAGCTTCTCTCATAACAAGTTCTTTGGTTGGGTTGTTTAACTTTTGATATGTTGGTGAAATAACTAATCTTGAAATTACATTTTCTACAACTGGACCTATATATTTAGACATAATTTGATCTGCCTGTTTATCACCTGTATATGGAAGTATGTCTCTTCTTTTAAATCCTAATCTATCAAGTTCTTTTTCTGCTGGGTTTTTTGCCTCTCTTACAGTAATACCAGTTAGCTGTCTTGCTAAAGGTCCTGGGACTTCCACATCTGTTAAAGGTATTCTTACAGTTTCTGGTCTACCTGGTATTGCTGCTCTTGTAGGAGATTCAACAGTAGGGAATCTTTCTCTATAAAAAGGTACGCTTGTACCAAGTTGTTGTCCAATATCTGTTGTAATATCTCCTGTTGGAATTGTCGTTCTAAATTCTTGTTGTTGATCTACAAAATCATTAAACATTCTAAGGGGTGTTAAATATCCACCAAGAACATCTGAAGTAAATCTTGTTACAGCTTTATTAATTTTATCTTTACTATCTATACCAGATAAATCATTTATTAAATTATCAACCAATGCTAGACCTGCTCCTGCTCTAAACTGCGCTCCAGTTAATCCTTGTAAAATATCTTTAGCATCTGGTGGTATTCTTCCTTCTTCAGACCTTACAACCAAATCTGCTACTAATAAATATGGAGTCAAAGGAAAGTATGGTCTTGCATCTATTGTTGTTCCGTCTGTGCCTTTTAACTCATACCACTTTTCTCCACCAAATCCTGTTCTTTTTGCCTCAATAGCACCCATCAATAAACCTGTTCCCAACATAGCTTGACTTAAAGTTTTAAAATCTCCTTTAGCTATTTTTCCTCTTTCTTTTGGTGATAATAAAGATAAGAAACCAAGGGGACTGTGTTTAAATTGAAAATCTATAGCATTAGCCATAAACCTAGGGAAAGGTAAAACACCAGTAGCTACAAAAGGCATTTTATTTACTGTATCTACAAAACCTTTTAATAATGCATTATCTGGTGTTTTTGCATAAGTAAACTGCAATGCATCATCAACTGCTTTTGTTACATCTGCTTCTGTGATTTTTGATATATCATTTGCCTTAATAACATCGTCAAGATTTATACCTTTTTTTCTTAAAGTATCATCTAATGATGCAGCAAACATACCTCTTCTATAAAAATATTCTTGCATCCTGTTTAAAGTGTTTAAACCATCAACAACTTTTTGCGCTCTTGTAAAAGGTTTGCTATCAGTTGCTTTTGCAACATCAGATGCATAATTTGTAAACAATCTATTTTTTTCATTTACAAAATAGTCAGTAACGAAGTCGGTAATATCTTTAGATTTTTTTACATCCGTTGTTAGGTTTGCTAACAACTTAAATGACTGTGTATGGTCAACTGGTGAAGTCTCTTTGCCAAAAAGTCTTTTAACTGGATTGAATGTTTGATTTAAAACATTATCAAAAATATCAGTAAATGTATGCATACCAACTCTACCAACTTGTGCAGTAAAGTTACGAGCAGAAGTAGCTATTTGGCTAACTAATAAACCTCTTCTAATATTATCTAGTGCATATATATTTTCTTTTTTAACACCTAGTTTTCTTAAGATTGTTGATGGCCAATCTTCAGTAGGAATATTATTAGATAAATCATCAGCAATATTTTGTAATCTTCCTCGTGCAACACTTAACTGATTTAATCTTTTACCAGAATCAGACGCAGCTATTTTAAATAACTGTAAAAGTTCCATTGGGTCTTTTATATTATTTCTTTTTAAAACCTCATCAAATATTCCTTTTTTAAGAGGTTCTTGATCTATACCCTGCAAAGCATCAAATAGTTGGTCTGATATTTGTATAGATGGATTTCTTGGTATTTTTAATTCATTTAATAATTCAACACCAACATCAATAACATTTTGATTTAAACCTAAATTAATATCTGCTTGCACATCTGGTGTTGTGTCAGCTAATTCCTCTCTTGCTTCTTCTGCTAATTCTCTTGAATATGATGTTTTTGGTGGTTTTTGTCCAGTTACAACATCTGCCCAATCATATATTGCATCAGTTACTTCTTGCTCTTCTGCTATTTCTTTTTGTGTTTGTTTTATAAAAGTATCTTGTTGTGCTGCCTTTTCTGCTTTAGCTGCAATATTACTACCATAACCACCTAATGAGCTTCCAAGTCCTGCACCTATTGTTCCACCAAACGCAGCAGATTTTAAGTTTTGTCCAACATCAAAACTATCCTGTTCTCCTGCCGTAATTCTAGCTGATTGTCTTAAAGCATTATCTGCTGCTGTATATACTGCACCTTCTATTGCTCCAATCTTTGCACCTTCTTTTATACCAGCTTTAGTTGCTTGTTTGACACCTTCTTTTATTCCTTGTTTAACTGCTTGTGCGCCAGCTGTAGCTGCACCAAAAGTTCCTATACCAACGTAAGTGCTTGGGTCTGTAGCAAGTCCTTTCAATGCTCTACCAAAACCAGCTAAACTTGATTGTTTTTGGTCATACATATCCATTAAATTAACAAAAGCTTTTTTCTGATCGTCTGTTGC